AATAAGTGGCACAGATATTTCCCAGATTTCTTTATCAAGTATCGTGACAGTAAGGGAAACATCAGACGGTCTATCATTGAAATTAAACCTAAAAGGTTTTGTGAGGCACCTAAGGTCCAATCAAGAAAGACCAAAAAGTATCTCTATGAAGTGACTGAATATGCCAAGAACCAGGCAAAATGGGAGGCGGCAAAAGAATATTGTGAGGATCGTCGTTATGAATTCAAAGTTCTAACCGAAGATGATCTAAAAGTATGAATAGAATTCAAACTTATCAAGATAACTTCATCGGTCTTGAAGAGAATGATGACATTATGATGGCACTTCTAGAAATCCTGGATAAAAAATCTTGGGTTCCTGAAGTCGGTAAGTTCTACACTTACATCTACGCACCCAAAACTCCAAACATTGAATATGATGAATTTCCTCTAATTGCCTGTATGGAGGTAACACAATGGGGATGGAAAGGTCTAAACTTTCACTGGGGTTTGATGAGAAATTATACCTTTGAAGAGGTTCAAGGTCAACTATACGAGATCTATGCTGAAGAACTAGATAGTGCTCGTGCTCTTGGTTATGGCAAATTCAGAATAAATAGGTAAAAAGGTTATGGTTGTCAGAGCAGAAAATCTTGGAGAGTCTCCAAGAGAAAGAACGCAGAGACTGGCTAGACAAGCTCAGACGAATAAGCCCGCCGCAACAGACACCAAGAAGGCAGCAGAAACTAATAGAAACAAAACAAAAGTTAAATCTTTTAGATATCCTGTAGATACATTAACAGAGAGCAGTGATTATATGCAAATACAGGTGGTGAAATACACCCCACCTGGTGTCGGTCTTCAAGGCGCTGATGCTTTTCTTGCTGGAACTCAAGGAGCAGGTGCTTTTGAATTTAGACCAGACAATGGTGATACAACAAACAGAAAGAGAGCAAAAGAAAAAACTATTGCTTTCGTTCAATTGCCTATTCCTGGACAAATTGGTGATAGAAATGCGGCATCATGGAACAATGGTGAAATGTCAGGACTTGCTGCTGCAGCAGGATCATTAGTTCAATCGTTGATGGCTAATCCCGATAAAAGTATTAATCCTGTTGATTTTATCTCACAAGGTCTTAGTACTTTAAGACAAGCAGGTAAAGGGATTGCGGGGCAAGCAGGTGGACTTGTTGGTCTGGGACAAGATTTCCTGACCAATATGGCAATCAACCTAATCCCTGGAGCAAATGTTAGCTTTAACCAATTCTTAGCAAGAAACAGAGGAGTTATCATTAATCCCAACACTGAGTTTCTTTTCAATGGACCAACCTTGAGACAGTTTGGTTTCATGTATACTTTTGTCCCAAGAAACAACAAAGAAGCAGAAGAAGTAAAACAAATCATTAGAACATTCAAACAAACAATGGCACCAAGGTCAAACGTTGATTCCTTTGGAAGTGGTCAGAATTTGTTTGGTGGACTTTTACAATCACCAGATGTTTACAAAATCAGATACATGTCTGGTAATAAACAACATCCATTCTTGAACAAGTTTAAGTTCTGTGCTTTAACGCAGTGTGAAGTTCAATACAATGGTGCTGGTCAAGGATATGTTTCATATGATGATGGAACACCAATTGTAATCACTATGCAATTAGCATTCACTGAATTGACACCAATTTATCAAGAAGACTACGATTCGGAACAAGGACAGGGAGGTGTTGGATTCTAATGGCTTACTTTCAATTCTTACCAGACATTCAATACTTATCACCATTTGGTAATAAGCAAAGCAATGATGCTAGAGTCACTGCTAAAAACTTATTTCGGAGAATAAAACTATCAGATCAAACCAGTATTCTTGATAGTGCTTATCTGTTTGATAAGTATATTATTGAAGAAGGTGAAAGACCCGATACAGTTGCTCAAAAAGTTTATGGAAGTTCCCAGTTTGATTGGTTGGTCATTTTTAGTGCTGGGATTATTAATCAAAGACACGAATGGCCTCTTTCTAGTCAAGAGATGTACGAATATTCTCTAAACAAGTATGGGAATGATTTGTCTGCAATCAAGCATTATAGAACAACTGAAGTAAGAGACTCCAACAATAGATTAATCTTACCCGCTGGTCAGGTTGTAGATCAGAACTTTACAATTCCAAATCCAGATAATCCCTTAGCATTCTTAAATCCAGTTGAAAGTGTAACTAACTACGAATATGAATATGATTTGAATGAATCTAAGAGAGAAATTAATTTAATTAAACCAGGATACAAACAAAGAATTGCGGAAGAAATCTCTACACTACTTGAATACAAACCAGACTCTTCTCAGTACATTAATCCTTCACTGAAAAAAACTGATAACATCAATAAAAAATCCCCCTGATTTCTCAGGGGGATCGGTGATCAGAACTCTGCCAACTTCTGGAAGTAACTCAGAGTATCATCTTCTTCATCACTGCTAGAAGAGGAACTCAGAGCACTCAGTTCGTCCTTGAGATCCTGGGGAACAGGATTAGAACGGGCACCAAAGTCAGGAGTGTAAGAACCACGAGTATCATCCTCGTTCTCAACTTCCTCATCCATACGACGACGGGAGGGAGTGTTACCGAGAACATAGTCCAGACGCTTCTTCAGGTCATCATAGGACTTGAACTGCTCAGCAGCAGTCAGTTCTGCAAGAGAATACTCCTTCTTCCAGATCTCCTCCAGTTCGGAGTCATCCAGATCACCCAGAGTGCCAGCACGGGCAAACTCACTGGAATCATAGTTCCAGTAACCTGCGACCTTCTTGATCTTGATCTTGAAGTCAGCACCCTGCCAGAAGTCGAAGGGATTGATGGGATCTTCGTCTTCAAACTCAGGTTGCATGGAAGACATGATCTTGTCAAAGATCTTCTTACCAAACTTGTAGAGGAACACCCTGCCTTCGTTGTGAGGATTGGAAGGATCCTTCACGACATAGATGTTAGCATAGTAAGAGAGTTTGCGTTTCTGCTTACGGGCAACTTCCTTGTCAGAATCAACCCCACTGTTCCACAGTTGGGAATTCAGTTCCGACACGGGATCTTTCTGACCCAGAGTAGTCAGAGAGTTCTCAATGTACCAACCACCAGGACCTTGGAAGGCATGGGAGTACATCTTTGCCCAAGGCAGGTCTTCCCCTTCGGGAGCAGGAAGGAAACGGACGACAGCATACCCGTTACCTGCTTTATCTACCTCGGGCTTCCAGAGACGATCATCTCCAGAACCACCATTGCTGTTCATCTTCTCCACTTCCTTCACCAGTTTGTTAGTGAGGGAACCCAGAGAGGACTGCTTTTTGAGATTTGCGAATGACATTAGATTTGGCCTTTGACTTGTGTATTTTAGGATGATTAGGAGTCTTTGTCAACACGACTACGGACTTCTTCAAGGGTCTTTTTCATGTTACTGAACAAGACACCCACATCGGTGTTCTTTGGGAACCCCATCATTATAGCAGATGCTTGGATCTGCTCCTTCATTTGAAGAGCCTCAGGATCGTCTCCCGCAAGGGAGAGACGAGTCCACATAATCTGTTGCTTGTCAACCAATTCGTCAAGGAGACGAAGATTGTCAAGTTTCTCTTCCAAAGTAAGAGAATCAAAGGAAGCCATGTTTTGATAGATGTCTTCCTGCAGTCGGTTGATTTCTGCGAGCTCGGCACGAACTACATCAGATTTAAAGAAATCACTCACAGATCATACTCCTTAGGATTTGTTTGTGCTTTGGCACATCGATATTTAGAAAGGGTTCGTACTTCTTAATTTTGAGGGAAACCGAACTCCAGATAGGGTCGTTCAGCTGTTTGTCAAACCTTTTCCTGAACTCAAATATTTTATCATAGATCACTAAAGTTTCTAGTGATATTTTTCCACCAAGATACTTTTTGAGAAGAATCGGATGACCATTGGAACAATCGAACAGTGTCTCTAATCCGTTCAACGATAGCAATTCTTCGGATTGTTCTCTGAACAAGTAGCTCAAACTCTGCGTCCTTTTGCGCCAGTTTTGATACTCGGTTTCTCCTTCTTTTATTAATTCTCCAATCCATATCTTTTCAGGGGAATCTGATGAAATAAAGTTTGCCACGAAGTAGTCACGAACTTCTTCGTCTTTCTTCTGTCTGGACATTTTTTCAAACCAATA